AATATTGATGTAGTGGTTTGTTTTCTTTGTCATAGTTTTCACATTCTATAAGTTTATCGGTTATATGTCAATGGTTTGTAACACATTTGCCTAAGAGCTCTTGTTTTTGGGCCTTGACAAGTGTTACATTGGCGGTGTTCCGTTTGATGATAATTCTTTGGTAACTCTTCCTAGTAATGTCTGTACTCTAGTACGATATTCGAATCCTAAAGTAGAAGCCCTCTCACCGCTTTCGTAAGGAGGTTTTCTACCTTGTGAGTAATACTGATCTGCCGTTATATCAATTAAATTATCATCTTTATCTACCACCCACCAGTGCCAGATACCTTCATCATCAAGAGCTCTTCTTAGTTTGATGTTTTTACTGCCGAATACTTTTTGCAAACAAGCGGAAGCGGTATGACAATGCCCAAACATTGGATTGGTACTATTTCTTTCTATCCATTTTTTAGGCAGTAAATCTGGTGTCAAATTATTTTTAATAATACTAATCACCAGTTTTAAATTTTGTTCGTTATAGTCCATTAGTGTAGTTTACTTTTTTTTGATGCTCTCAACGCATTTAACATTTCTTGCATGGTGTCTTCATCGACTTCATTTTCTTCAGTATCAACCTCTTTGTCATCTTCAAGCATTTTTGCTTCAATTTCTTCTATTGTATTGTTGTAATGTTCTACTAAATTTTTTTTAGGTTCCACAACAGTAATAATGTCATCATAATTAATTGTAGCATAATTATCTTCAATAATTTCCAATGGCAACCAAGGTATCATAAACAAAGTGCTTTGTCCAACAGCTGTCATTCTTTTCAAGTGTATCTTCATTGGATTTTCTACACCAACACAACCGTGTTCATCATCCATTAAACAAGCGCCAATGATATCTTCGCCTGTGTTGAGTCTCAAAATTTTTACCGAGACTTCTTGAATTTGTTCTTCTGTCATAGTTTTAACTCTATGTTGTAAAATTTGTAGTTGAATTTTTCTTCATCGTATATCTTAACACGTTCAAGGAAATGTTTCAATGTATAGTTGGCAAATTTGCCCACTCTGAAGTCATCAACAATATCAAATAGGGTTGCTTCTTGTTTGTTATCTCCTATTCTGAGGCCTCGACCAATCGATTGCAAGTTTCTAACCCTCGACTTTGATGGTGAGGCAAAAACAATGTTGTGAAGGTTGCGTATGTTGACGCCTGTACTGTAAACGCCATAAGATGCTACAATGATGGCGTTTGTTTCTTTTTCGGTAATAGCACGAACAGATTCACGAACTTCAACATCAGTACCGCCAAAAACAAAAAACACATGTCGATTTTTAGCGTTTTCTTTTATCAATTCATAGAGTTTTTTACCGTGTTTCTCTACAAGTTGGAACAAAATCAAAGTGTTTCCGTCTAGTGATAAGACTAGATTTTTAATAAACTCATTACGTTTAGAGTTAGTCACAATGTAATCTAACTCTGTTTGATAGTCCCATTTTTTACTTTCTTTACAAATAGTTTCGGGATATTTCAGTATCAAACATTTGATTTTAAAATCGGCGAGTTGCTTTTTTTCAATCAAATCGGATGTTGAGGTTGACTGATAAACTGGCCCAAATAAACCTTCTAATACAAGTCGATGTGTTTGAGTACCATCTAAAGTTCCTGTACATCCTATTCTATATTTAGAATTAATACAACCAGTCATTATTGTTGTGAGCGATTTGGCCTTAAACGAATGTGCCTCATCACCAATTACAAAATCAAATTGTTCGAAGTATTCTTTTGGTTGCGTGTAGATGGACTGCCAAGTTGAAATAAACAAAAACTTTTTGGCTTGTTTGTCTTTGCCACCATGAATCGCATGACAATTTTCCAATGAATCATAACCATACGATTCAAAATCTTTATACATTTGTGCTACAAGTGAGATGTTTGGCACAATTAAAAGACCACGCTTCAGGCCAATTTCTTGAAAGTAACGAACAATCAAATAAATGATGAGTGATTTACCTGATGCTGTTGGTGATAACAACAACATGCGGCGATTTCGTATCGCATGTATGAATGACTTGATTTGATAATCACGAGGTTCAAAAGGCAACTTTAATGATTGTATAAACTCCGTTGCCTCTTTTAAAGATAACTCATCAGAAACATTCAAATTATCCTGAATGTCTAGTTCGTAACTTCTTTCTTTCGCAAATTTTTCAATATATGGTATTAGACCACGATATATGGTAAACGAACGAAGATCCGCTAGGCGAATTTTACCATCCCAAATTCTCGACTTATATTGTGGAGTAAATTGGTAACCTGGTACAAAGAAAGTAAAGTAATCTGATAACTCTTGCGCTACAGACTTTTCACATTCAAATTTTACAAACGATTCGTTTAGATACTTAAGGTTTAATGTACTCACGTTTTAATTGTAGGTTAAAAGATATTACCATTCTTTCTTCATCAGAAGAATTAGGTAAAACATAATGATTAATTGATGACGGAAAAAAAATTATAGTACCTTCTTCTACAAAATTTGGTACATATTGTAAAGTAAATCCGTCAAGAAAACCAAAAAAAGGTGAAGTAAAAATTAAAGGTTTATGTTTTTCTTTATTGTATTTAATATAGCAAACAGCACTATATCCAAGTGGGCCATGATTATGAATAGAATGAAAATTATTTGTTAAACTCTTTTCAAACCAAGAACGAACAATTTTATGACTTTTAATATTAATGATATTTTTAAAATAACTTATTTCTTGTGAAAAAAGTTTATCTATTTTTTCATTGTAATTATAATTTTCTGTTTGATTATAAAAATCAGAGTATTGTTCTTGATTATAATCAAATTTATGACTTAAAAGAAGTAAATCATTTTTTTTGTTTTCCCAATCAGAACATTTTGTGGAAAATAAAGGTATCTCAAACATTACATGCTTATACACATTATACTCCTTGTATAAACTTTTCCCAATCAATAAAAGACCTTAACTGGTATGTGCGTGAGTTAAGTTCCTTTAGTATAGAATTACAAACTTCAACAATTTCTTCATGCATAATTTTTTGTGCAGAAAAGCGATTCAAATCCTCATCTGCATCAAAGTATGTATTAATGTCCGACTTGAGCACAAATGGAAATGGTTCCCATCCATGTTTTTTCAATTGGTCATCATCTAGTTTACCTGTGTAATATTCCCATTTTATTTTCTTCATTCGGTTATATTTGAACTCAGCCTCACGAATCAATAGACGATGATTCGAAAGTATGTTAAGATACTTACTATGAAGTTTGGGAATATCAAGTAGTGCTTTGCCAGGTTCTGTGCGATCAATATCAGAATCTTTCGCCCACATGGCCAACAAATCATCAAGTTTACTCATTAAAAAGCCTCCTATAAAGAGAGGGTATCACAGTTTCAATTAAAAATCAAGCAGGTACAACTAAATCGTATAAAGAATACCTAAATGTGGCATCAGCGGTGATAATGTTATCTGGTGAATCAGTAGAAGACATTACGAATGAACTGATAGAGATGGGGAAAACATCATAAAATTTAAATTCTAATATTGGATTATTTGCCGAAGATAGAAGAGTTAATGTGGCATCCGAATATTGTGGCAATCTCTGTGCGTATGGATTCAAATTCGTAAGTGATTGATATTCCTCATACGAATATGGGAATGTCATTGCACGAATCCAATCATGTATTTCTCTCCATGATTCCAACTTTTCATCAACCATAAATGTAATGTTCAGAACATCGTATACTGGTTTTTCGCCAGGCAAATACAATTCAACAAATGGGTTTGGTTGAGGTATCTCTGTAGTTGAAATGCCTGGCACCGTTACTGTTTGGCAGAAATAACGAAGCGCAGGCGCTCTCGAAAAGTTCAACATGAACTTGTTCGGTTGCAAAAAGTTTGGATTAGATGGATTTCTTGATAGTGCTGTCATAGAATTATTTATCCATAAAAAAAGAGGGACATTTCTGTCCCTCTTTAAAGACCCTCTTAACGGGGTTTACATTAGATTTGCAATTTTAAATGCACGATAGTACACGTTTGCAAGGTTGGTTAGAGCACCAGCGCCTGCTGTAGTACCTTCTGCGAATGGGTTGGCAACTAGACCGTAACGAGTCTTGAAACCAATCTTTGGCTGGAAGGTGCCAGTGTCAACTGCACGAACCATCTGTAGAGGAACGTATGGGCAGTAGAAAATACCAGCGTCATAAGCGTTAGAACCCTTATAACCAACAACTGCGAACTCAGATGTGGAACCTGCTGGGAAGTATGGGTCGATGTAGACCTTGATACGACCAAACATTGTACCAGCAAATGTGTTGCCTGTATCGTCAACTGTTAGGTTAACTTGAGACTGAAGTGCTGAGTTGTAGTCAAGGATACCAGCCATTGCAAGAGCAGAAGCAACATCCGACGAGCAGAGAAGAATGTTACCCTTGCCACGACGAGTTTGCTTGGCGATTGTATTCGCTTCACGCTCGATTTGGAAAGCAAGACCCTTAACTTTTTCAACCATCCAGCGACCGTTAGAGTCGGTGTCAAGGTTGAATGTACCAGCTGTTGTTGTACCGACTTGAGCACCTGTTTTAGCAACAGAGTAAACTGTACGGATAACTTCACGGTTGATTTCAGCAAGAATTTCAGAAGAAAGAATGTTGCTCAATTCTGTTTCTGCGTCAAGACCATGAACTGCCTTCAAGTCTTGTGCGAG